CGTCGCACAGGTCGGCGTCGCGCAGGTTGGCGCCGCACAGGTCGGCGTCGCGCAGGTTGGCGCCGCGCAGGTCGGCGTCGCACAGGTCGGCGTCGCGCAGGTTGGCGCCGCCTTCCAAGGCCTCCGTTACCGTTTTGGCAAGCGTATTGTTAACGCTCGAATACTCGAAAAGGATAGAATCTGTCCAGCAGTTCTTGATCGATATTTTAATTTCTTTGTTCATGGTTGTTGTGTCACATTGTTAAATACCAACGTATTTCCGACTGAAATTCCTCGATCGTCCGGCAGACGACGTGTCTGTTCCCGTTCGTGATTGCGAGTGAACGCCATTCGATTTGCGCGTCCGATAGGACGGAACGTCGGTCGGGAGTCTTCATTTCGATACATAGGGCGTTGAAGCCTCCACGTCCGAGCAGCAGGATAAGGTCGGTAACGCCTGCCGTTACGCCCTCGGCTTTCATTATCGCGGCTTCCGTGCGGCTCCGGGCGCCGCCGTTCGGTACGGCGAACAGGAGCTTCCCGATGTCCGGGTATTGGAGTCGAAACCAGCTGACGCACATTCGTTGCAGGTGTGATTCGATGTGTCGTGTCATGGTGATTATTATAACTCGCCCGGGATATTATACCGCGCCTTGTCTCCTTTGAGCACCCATCCGGGCTTCTCGGCCCCGCTAATGCGTATCGGAGCATAATCGTCCGTGCTGCCGCCGTTCCGGGCCACCTCATTGCACATCGCGGAATACGTCAGAATCCGACATTTCACATCGATGCCCAAGATGTCGGCGATCGTCAGCCGTTTGTACGTGAACGTGTCCAGCACCCTGTTCAGGGCATATTCCAGCCGCTTCCCGCTCATTCCCGTCTTCCCGATACGCTCGGCAAGGATAGAGAAGAATTCGCTCGACATATCCGGAAAACATACGGACAGCTTATGCACCACCGTGGCGATATGTGCCGCCGATGCGGGAGGCCCTGCAAGTACGGATACCTCCTCACTCCCACTCTTGGCGAGTGTGAGCGCGAGAGATTCCCTCGGCGACGGCCCGAGCAAGCTCATCAGGGCCTGGGGGTTGATTCTTTGCACTTCGTCCATAGTCATTTGTCGTTTTCAGCGGGAATAACCCCGCCCAGTTATTTGCCATAGATTGTCGGATGATCTTACGGGCAATGTCCGGGTCCTCGTTTGAAAGTTCCCGCAATTTGGAATAACAAGCCTTTAATCCCTGCTGCCGATATGTCTGTCCGCGTTCAGACTTGTAAGCAAGCCATTCCGCCATCACTGGCTGGAACGAAGGTTCGACGAAGGATAAATCAGTCTCTTTTCTTTTGCCGCAACTTTTCTTTTTCTCTGATCCGTTTTCTACGGATTCATCGTCAGAGTCCGGAGAGCCGATTTCCCCCTTAGGGGGATTATAGGGGGTACTACTATCCCTATCCTTTTCCTCTCCTATTATAGTCACTGATTGATCACTGATTGATCCATGATTGATCACTGATTGATCAGTGAATTTAGCTAAAATATTGTCTAATAGCTTCTTATCGATGTTTACATCGTCCAAATTAGGTCGATTGATTATTTGGTGACGGGAGAAAGTAGGAAGATAATAGAAACTCTCCGATTTGACGGAGAGAAGACTAATAAAACCGGTCTTCTCGAGCAACCCTAACCACGCCTCCAGTTGTTGGATCTGTATTCTGTCGTAAGGAAGTATTTTTGATTTTAGCCAAACGGGATCGGCGATCACCACACCCAAATCGTCCGCAAAGGTCCAAAGACCTATATATAGCAGACGGGCGTCACGAGGGATTCGGCCTATTTTCGCGTCATCCCAAAATTGTGGCTTTATAGTTCGTATTCTTGCCATATCATAGCCATATTTGCTGGTGTTGCATCTCCCTTTCGATGAAGCCTATCCACTCCGCCTCGCCAGGCGATGGCAGGTCTATCCCGGCCTCCACGGCCGCCCAGTTGCGGAAACGCTCTATTGCCGTTGTCATCTCTCCGGTGTCGAGGTCCCGGCTCGAGCGGAGCCTTTCAATCTCTTTGTGCATCAGTTCGTCGAACTCGACACGCACGAACAACTCCGGATTGCAAAACCTCTTGAAATACTCCGTTTTCACGTACGACAGTGTGCACCCTGTCTGCATTGCGAATTCGCCGAGTAAGGCGTGCAAATACCTGTTTTGGGGCGATGACCGCCTGGGCTTACGCTCCGAACACTCGACAACGGCCCGTCGCGCCATAAGGGTGTTTGCACGTCGCTTGAAGCGCTCCCGGTCGATGTCGGTGTTCAGATCGTAAACCATACGGCACTACATCAGAAAGGGAGGTCATCCACGTTCTCGGCGACCGGCAAATCCGCAACTTGATCGGGCGTCGGCTCCGCCGGGCGAAATACCACTGACTTACCCCGGCCTACATACACCCGTTTGTCCTTGCGCTCGCGCTCCTCCTTGGACTGACGCATGAACACACAGTGCGTGTTCTCGTACTGATCAGCCTCGCGGAGTTCCGAAACACAAATAGAAATGTACTTCTTGCCGTTTTCAGCAACGAAAATCTTGTCCCTGGGAATGTCGCTGACACACAACGACACATTGATAAGTTCTGCCATTATTCCTATTGTTTTTTGAAAGTTGTCTTGATTACTGTTTTGCTGCTCCGAGCCGGCGGGAACATCACCACGCCAGTATCGGGGTCTGCAACCCCAGATGACGGTATGTGCTTCAACATCGTTTCCCGTTCTTTGATGTCGGCTTTCAGGGCTTCCAGCGTGGCGTACATATCCGCCAGCTTGCTATCGCCGCACATCGAATAATCGTATTTGACGCCGGATTCGCACTCTTCCAGCACACAGTCGCCGAACGCCTGTTTCTTACCGTATTTAGATAACTCCCGCAGCGTGATGTCTCGCACATCAACGTTATCCTTGTAGAGGGCTATGGCCTTTTCCATACGGCTGATGTTGATATGGGCCGTTATCGGGTCTACCTCCCCGTTTACAACCGAGGAGATAGCCCGGGCGGCCAGCTCGGAGGCAGACGCCGTTTCCCGAATCAATGTTGCCTGTGTCTCCATATCACTTCGCATTTTTCCGAGCCTGACGGTATGATTCAAAGAGCGCCGAGAAGCGATCGACGACTTCCGCATCGGCATCGTATGATTTCAGCAATCGCGCTCCGGCGTCGAAATCCGCGGCATAGTTGGCCGTAGTGAGAAATCCATACATCCATTTCATCAGCTGATCGCAGGTAATGGGGTTGTCCAGGTGTTCCATAGTGATGCGCTTGCGGGCCGGAGCAGTTGCCGGGACCGTGGACGGTTGTGCTGTTTTGGTACTTTGTGCCGCCGCCCGGTTGGCGTTCTCCGTGTGCCGCTCGTCCGTGTCCGCATCTTTCGTATCGTCGATGCAGAACAACCCGTTAAGGGCATATTTGCGGGCATAACTGGATGCTGTACCCGTTATCTGCGACCCGTCCATACCCTTCTTGTCGAGGTCCTCGCGGGCAAAGGCCGTTGCCGTCTCGACCTCTCCGGCGGCGTTCGTGATGCGCGCCGTGGCCTTCACGTAGTAGCGGTCCCCGACGGCGACGATGTCGTCGCACAGGTTCAGGACGCATTCGTGCGCCTTGAGTATCGGTTTGACCGCTTCGAGAATATCCTCGCAACTTCGATATTTGTATTTTCCGAAGTTGTTATACTGCCCTTTGGGGGCTTTCAATTCCGATTGGATGGCGATTAACTCTTTCATGGCTTAGTCTTCGATATAGGTTACTTCCGGTGCTGTAACTTTGGCCGGATCAAGATTGCGCATGCAATCCCGTTTGGCCTTCTCGATCTCTTTGGCCGTCATGCGGCGGTTCTCCTCATGGCTGGCGATCAGCTTGCCAGTAGCACGGCTTCTGACTTCAATACGTGTTCTCATAATATTATAAGTTGTTTCGTTTTGCGTAATCGTTCATTCGTTTTGCCAGGCACGGACGGGAACAATCATAGATCGTGTCCCATACTTCTGTAACCGTGAACCCCTCATCGGGGGCGCTCAACAGATCGTCCCATAGGTAATGACGCTCCACGGTGATGTGAAATACACCCCAGTCCACTTCGAAAGTGAATCCGTCGACATCCCCGTAGGTATAATACTGGCCTCGATCTGAATCTTGGGCATCTCCGGGTGTCTTATGTTCGAAAAAAGCGGCGAACATTTTGAAGAGCAGCTTCATCGACTTGTCAGACAATGTGAATTCGTTAAGTGTCGGACGCTTTTTGACGTTGCCCGTAATATATTCGCTCGGGATGTCTACCAGCTCCTCCGATGCCGGAAGAACCGGGGATGTTGTCGTGGTGTGGTATTGCGTGTTCATGGTTAATCGAATTTTTCAAATACGCGGGTGAGAATGACCTCCACGACGTCGTAGATGCGCTTGTCGGAGTAGACGATACCGAAAACTGCGGCTATCACCAATAGCGGCAGAACCAGCGTTACAAGATGCTCCATGATTCAGCGGTTTAGAATTTTTTGATGCGAATCGACCCGACCTCTATTTCGGTCGAGAAATACCGATCTTCGCAGTCGGCAATGGCGTATCCCAGCGCAAGAAGAGGATGCGCCGTTTTGTAGGGACACGAAAAATCGAGCCCCACGGGTTGATTGCCGTACTCTTTGTGTACGGTTGCGGTAAAGGATACCTGATATGTTTGCTCTTCGCTCAGAGTGAGTTTCCGCATGTCGCGGAGAAAATACGGGAAGCGCTTTGCGCGCGGTGTGGTCTGGGTGTTATTTACCCGGGTACCACTTGTGTTGTTCTGTCGCATTTGTTGAACACAAGTTAGGTTAATGTATGGTATAAAAAGAGGGCGTGCCCCCTAATTCTTGCGACAGAACCACAACTACGTAGCGTAGAAGTGCAACGGGAACACGCCCAAAAGACGTTCGTATATTTCTAATGACTACGTAAAGTAGTTCTGTCGCAACAGCAAAGATAGAAAATCATTTCGAATCTGCAAAATTATTTGCCATCGGCATCGAAAAAAGGTATCGACGGCTTCTCCTTACGGGCGATTCGGTACATCATCTCAGCCTTTGCGCCGTTGATGATCTTACCCGCAATGTTAGCAATCTCCGATGCCTCTTTGATCTCGATCTCTCGTGCTCGAAGCTCTGCATACACGCGGCCCAAATCGGCCGTCAATTCCCGGATGTTCTTAATCTCTTTCATCGTTTTGTTGGTTTTTGATTTCTCGGTATAACTTTAGTTGAATACGTTTGTAGTCGATTGTTTCTGGGGTTACGGGGAGGTTGCGTTGTTTTAGTTGACGCCTTAAATAACCGTCAGACAATATCTCGCGCCTATATCGGCGCATTTCCCGCTCCTTTTCGGGATTAGCGGCGCGCCACTTGCGGGAATATTCCTTGTACCTTTCGGAATTCTCAGCATAATGCTTACGGCCATATTCCAATATTTTTTCGTGGTTATCAGCACGATACTTGCGGTCATACTCCCGCATCTTTTCGGGATTATCAACTCGCCACTTGCGGGTGCGTTCCAGTACCTTTTCGTGGTTATCAGCACGATACTTACAGGCGTGTTCTCGTTTGCAATGTTTGCAAGTATAACTATAACCTAATTCGCGGGTCTTATCTTTTACAAACTCGCTCAACGGCTTTTCCTGCCCGCATTTGCGGCAGACGCGGGTAATGTCATCCATAATTTCTTACTTTTAGGGGTTATTCGTAGATAGGACGCCAGCCGACAATACTACTATGGCGGTAATACTATTGCGACGCAGGGAGGATTAGAACAGCCGCCCCTGAACATTATCATCCGGACGCCTCACAGCATCCGCCCACCGCTCGTGTACGAACATCTTTTCTACGCGTTTTATCGTTTTTGATGATGAATAGGTGCATGTTTTGTCAATACTCGCAAAGCATATAAAGTCGTCCGGCATGGAGTATTCCGAAACGAACACCGGGAATTCCATGCTGCGCAGCCATCTATAAAATCGTTCATGGTCGAAATCGTCGATATACCCCGTCGTGTTAGCATACGGCGGGTCGCAGTATACCGTCGCGCCCGGCGGTATAGCAACATCGCTGTAATCCTTTCGGGACAGTTTCAGTCTTTCCAGACTTTGCAGACTTTGCAGATTTTCCAGACTTTGCAGACTTTGCAGATTTTCGTTTAAGGACGCCCACGGAATAGTTAACGCCGGTAAAATTTCTTGCAACTTCTCGTATTGTTCAGAGGATGGCAACATCCATTGAGATTCGCCAAAATAATGCCTACTCATATAATTCCCAAGGTGTCGGTCGACATCTTTTTGCGTAAGACCGGATAATTTCAGGGCGTTCTGTAAATATTTTCGCAAATACGCTGATTTAACCCGAAAAACATCTGTATGTATCGCCTTTGTATTCAATGTGCCGTCCGCATTGTATTGAGGTGCCACGTCGCACGCTGCGCACAACTTCAGCACCTTTTGCGTCAGCTCTCCTATTTCATCACGGACTTTTGCAAATTCCCGGACAAATCCTTTCCATGCCAACCGCGCGCTCGTGGGCGTTCCCGCGAAAAATATCGCGTGCATGTGTTTTTTGAACCGCTCAACCTCCGGAGCATATAGATATGTCTGCATACCAGTCCCAAAGCTCCAGCAAAGCCGCACGTAGGGGTCGTCATCTTTGAGACGGAAGAAATCCTCCCGACTGATCCATCGACATTCATTCCGGTATTTCCCATCGATGGCATCACGGAAGACTTGGGGATATTCCGTAATATCGTTTGCAATGAAACGTCCGAATTTACCAGACAATATGGCAGCGTGAGTTACCGCACATCCTCCGGCGAACAAATCCACGAACGTATGCGACGCGGGAAGATTCGAAATAACCCATTTCGCAATACTATTCTTAGAACCCTTATAAGGTAATCCGTAATTCATAACTAATCTAAATGCGTTGCCATCCTACGCGACCTATCGGCATTTTTGAGATAGCGTTCCTTGTATTTCTCATTGGCTTTCTCCGGAGGAACCAAGATTACCGTGTTTCTATCGAGCCGTAAGGGCACGAGACCCTTTTCTTTGAGCTCATTGATATAACTCTGCATATAATAGATGATTGTTTATTTCAAAAAATGCGGGGGACTTACGACGATCCCCCGCGGTGGCGACACGGCTTCCGCGCCGCCGGTTTGCGTTCTTTGCCCGTTTCGTGAGCTTCCGCCTCGGCCTTGCTACTCTTTTCACGCGGCCTCGGATTGTCGAGGGATATACCCTCTATCGCTTCCGTTGATTGAATGACCCTTCGATCAAACTAACAACGTGGGGATCGCTCCCCTGTTGAGCTACCCGGATTCGAACCGGAAGCGCCACCTCCAAAGGGTGATGTGTTACCATTACACCATAGCTCAAAATGCCTGTCTTTCCAGGCTGTCAGATGCTTTCGTATAACCTGTCCGATAGAGTCAAGCGTCTGTTCCGCTTTGTCATTGCCGCGCAATCGGCAATAATCCCTTGCGCTATCGTCGCTCTACTTGCACCATCAACAAAGGGGTTGCGGAGGGTGAGAGATTCGAACTCCCGAAGCGTTGCCGCTCGCCGGATTAGTAAGCCGGAGCCTTCAACCACTCGGCCAACCCTCCAAATATCGCCCGCGGGCCTCACGGATGGCAGACGACGTGCAATGATGGATAAAGAAAGGAGGCGTTAATACGCCTTATTCTTTGATGAAACGCCTGTCGGCGCCTCGCTTCCGGGTATATTTCATCAGATCGAGTTCGACGGCAATACGCAGGTTGCGTTCCTCTGCGCACTTTTTCAGAAGATTATTGCGATCTTTCTCGCCTTCGGCAAAGCTCCGACGGATGTCCGCATTCACGCGCTCCAGCCGTTCGATCTCCGCGCGGTATCGCTTCCGCGGAGTGAAGTCCATGCCCAGAAATTTCCGGGGCTTGAATGTCTCGGTTTTCATATTTGTGAAATTTCAGGGTTAACGACCATATGATACTCTTTGTAGCGGACAACCCGCCCTCTGTCTGCGTCGTGGCTGTAACACCAATCGCCAACGATGATGTAGCCTTTGCGCCGGAGCCTCGTGACAATCTTCCGCAGCTCCGTCGTGCCGAATTTGCTCATCGCTTTCCACACGGTCAGCGTTCCTCCTCTGATGAAGTAGGCCAATATGCGAGCCTGTGGCTTTTTTAAATTCTCCATAGTCTTGAAATTTTAAGGTATTCGTGCCCTGACGCCATCGAAGACAAGGCTCGCCGAATAAATAGTGGTATACGCCAGCCGAAGCCGGTTATCTATTTGGTCGCCATCAGGGCATAAAAGCGGGATTGCGCAAATGACTACAAACTTGAATTGCAAATGGACAGAAAGAACGTGTGCACAAAACCCGCATTGGAGCCCGGATAGGTACATTCAAACCACACCGGGCATAGTGTTGATACGGCTCACCGGATCGCTCCGGATCATCGCTCGCTCGTTGGTATTTATCTGTTGCCAGCCCTTCTGCGCCAAGTCGCTCACTGGGTTTTACATCCACTCGGATGGTTCTCGTGTATCAATACGTCAAAGACCCGAAAATCGCTTTCTGCCTTGCAGCTGGGGTTATTGCCAGCGATCAAACCCCTAACCCTTGCGGGCTGCTATCTTGGGAGTGCGGCAGGATTCGAGCCTGCGTAGATGATACTTTGCTTCACATCTCCTTCCGTTAGTTATGCGGAGGCATTGCCAACCTGCCACGCACCCCTTGTTGGTTAGTTTTCTATAAACTCTTCCACCCGGAAGCCTCGGCTTCGGCGGGGATTGCGCAACCTGCGACATTCGAAATCCGTACTGAACACCTCCACCGAGAACAGACACAGCAGAACCGCGGCCCCGACGCGTCGGGTCATCTCGGACACGTTGAGCGTGATGCCGAAATTCTGCGTGAAATACCAGGTAACCAATGCCTGCAAGGTCCGCTTCGTCCCCGTCTTGTCGTAGATGCTCTGGAGATGGTTGGCTACGCATTGGTAGATCACGTTCATCCGTTCTGCGATCTCGCGGGCCGAATAGCCCAGCACGACGAGGTTCATCACCTCACGCTCGCGTTTGCTCAGTATGGTGTCAGTTTTCATAGTCTTAAGCCAAGCCCCAGATGTCCGTAGTGCCTATGTATGCCTTGAAAGTTTGCTCAATGGCTTTCCGCTCGAGTGAAGTATGGGGAACATATCCATTCTGCCGGTTATGCAGAGCCTGCCGCGTGCGAGGATTGGGAACCTCCACCTTTTTGCCGTCGATGTCCACAAGTTTGATAAACCCCAGCTCCATACAGAGTTCATGTCGGAGTCTCGGGCCCAGTTTTGTTCCGTTTTGGCGGTCGAAGTTATCCACTATTGACAATCCGCGCGTAAAGGCGTTTTTTTCGATTATTTGGTCGTTCATAGCCATTTTATAGCCTTTTATATTAGGTTTATTCGATATTTTTTATATATCTTTACATTGTTTTCGGGTTAAATACGCTTTACCTTTGCTGTATCAATCCGTTGACAATGCAAATATACACAATATTTCTATTATATCAAATTTTTATAATAGAATTTTCGATTATTTTTTAATTGAAAATTATGGTGAAGGCGTAATTAACTATGAATGAGTGTGATATATATGTAGCGGAAGAAATATTGAAACGACTTAAAAACAGGAATGGATGCGTTACCGGAGTAGATATTGAAGAATTAGTGACTGATGAAGCGCAATATTATCGTATTTGCTGTTCATTGTGCAACTTTGGCGCGGCTATAAAAGGCAGTATCGGGCTTAGCGGTACAGAAAAAAACTGCTTATATAATATCGAAAGGTGGAGCAAGGTATATATACGCACAAGAGCAAGAAAATACAAATGCTATTGCACTACAAAACGAGGATTTAGAATTATCGGTTGCTGAAAAAAAGCGAAATAAATATTATTCAGTTGTAGCCCTTGTCATTTCTTTGCTTTCGTTCATTATATCGGCAGCGGCGTTCATAATCTCGCTCCGATGATTTGAATAGACGATGGAATACATACAGATTAAAACATACTGCGAATAATGAAAAAATAACCGATATAATGCCTAATACCATAACAATACGCTTTTCGCAAAAATAATAGAAATTTCATTCAAAATGCAAGGTTCTGAAAAAATAAATGAGATATTGCTCAATCTCGGTATTAAAGCGCCTACGTTTGCTAAACGAATAGGCGTAAAATATCAGCGCATTTTAGATATTCAGAGCGGGAAAGTGAAAAAAATATCTGGGGAGCTTGCTAATTATATTATCAACACCTATCCCCAATTCGATATAAATTGGCTATTGACCGGCGAAGGGTCAATGCTCAAAAATACCGACCAACCTGTCAGTCAAGGAGGAGAAGACGCAACACTTTCGGAAGCTGACTTAAATAATTCAAACACTATGAAGAAGTATTTAGACCAAGTCCTTCGACAAAACGAGGAGCTAATTCGGCAAAATGGGGTACTACTTGATCTATTCCGAGAAGAGAGGGCTAAAAACAAGGGCGAAGTCGCCCTAAAAAAAGAGGGCTAAAGGTGTTCTAATTAGACTAATGCCTACCGGAGGAGAGCCGGAACCGTATGCCAAAGCACACACATAATAGCACTAAAAATAAAATCATGCTCCTCTCCGAGTATTCGGGGGGGGGGGCAAATTGTATAAACCAAAATTAAATACCATGAGGAAAATTTTATTATTTCTTTTGCTGACAACATCAATCGCTTCAACAAGTTGCGAAAAATCCGATAGTGGAGATAGAAGATGCGCAGCAATTACACAAGACGGAGATCGGTGTAAAAGAAAAGCCGCTGATGATAGCATATATTGTTGGCAACATAAGAAGTAATTATGAAAAAACTTTTACTATTTTCCGTATGTATGGCTATTTTATGTTCATGTAGTTCCAATCAAAAAAAAGCGGAAAGATTGGTAAAACAATACATGAAAGAAAATCTCGACGACTATAAAAGTTACGAGCCTATTAAATTTTCAGGACTTGAACCGATCCTGATAAAAGAACAAGCGGAAAAAGTTCTTAAAGTAGCAATAGATCATAAAAAAAGCCGCGAAGATTATATATATTACTTGGATTCAACCCAATTAAAGGAACAGTTAGCATACATCGCTTCAATAGATGCTGATATAGATTCGTTAAAAAGGGTTTGCGATTCAGCATCCGTTGATGACATTTACGGTTGGTGCTTTGAGCATTCATACCGTTCTGCCAATAAAATAGGAGCAATGGAGAAAAAAACAGAAACATTTTATTTCAATAGAGATATTACCGAGATTCAATAACCCCTCCTCCCCACTCCCGCCCCGACTTCTGCCGGGGCGTTTTTACCCAAAGTGTAGAATAATTCACTACCTTTGCGCGTTATTTGCACGGAAAATGTTATATTTGTAACAAAGAACTACTACTATGCTTGAAACTATTTGGAACTGGATCATGGAAAACTACCCCGGCATATTTGCTATGCTGGTGGTTGCAGCCATTGTATGGACAGTTAGTCGTTGGTATTTTAAGTTTGAGGCAAGAGTAAAAGCATGTGAGGCTCACGAGCCGGCTATTGAAGAGATAAGAAACGACGTGAAAACCTTGCGAAAGGATATTGACAGCGTTAAAATGGGTGTGAAGAGCATCAAAGATTATTTGGTGGAAAATCCAGTGTAAGCTGCCCCCTAAAACCAAGCGATTCTGCCCCCTTGTGCTAAAATAATCCTACCCCCTTGATTCCAATATAAAAATACCCCTGCTTGGCAATGCCCGGCAGGGAATTTTTCGTACATATTGAACAATAAACCGCTTTAAAGTTGTTTTTCTCCCCGAGAAAAACACGGACATTTTGAACAATCTATCCCATTAAAACCCGGGCTATTCGCATCGGGTTTACGGTGGGGATCAAGACTTCGCATCGGGTTTACGGTGGATGCATAGGCCTTCCTCCACGAACTGTGCGGCGGTCATCCGGCGGGATTTCAGAAACGCGCGCAACTCGTCTCGCAATTCCGGGGGGAGGCGCAAGCTTACAGTGACCGACGGCGCACTGCCTTTACATTTGCGCCCAGCGCCCGGGCGCGCACCGCCCCGTTTTGATGCATCCTTATTCATGTTGTGTGATTTTTTGAAGCAAGGCAACGGAATCGCGGGCCGACTGAATCGCGCTTGTAAATCGTTCCGTGGCCGCTTCACCGTTCATATCGACCATACGTGACCGTTGCGACTTTGCCATCCGCAGGATGTCGTCAAGAGCGGCTATCTGATCGTCATACGGCTGGCCGTCCCGTCGAACGGCTGATTCTTCGCCGTGTATGTAGGCTTTGAAAGCCTTCTTCATCAACGGCCGAAGTCTGTTGATATGCGCAACAGGCTCATGCAACATTCGCACGACCTCCAGCACGCACAATACATTTCCAATGATGGCAAAATAGTATCGGTTATCTATTTGCGATTCGGATAGACAGGCGATGCTCTGCTCGAACTCTGCACGGCGTGATTTGGGAAGTTTGTATACTCTGGCGATGAACCCGACCTCCCGATCGGTGCAGACGATGAAGTCGTCGGAAAAACGGGACGATCCCGAACGGCGACTTCTATCGATAATAAATGCGGGGTACTCTTTCATATTGAGCTATTTTGTAATTTCGCCACGAAGGCATTTGCCGCCTATGCAAACGACGGCGGATCCTTTACCGATGAACCGTTCGAGTTGCCGGCGCAGCTCATCGACATTAAGCGTCTTTTTCCCAATCTTAACCAGCCGGTCATCGGCCCTGTATGCATATACGCGCGACGAGAAGAAGATGTCCGTATTGATAAGCATATCACCTTTCGCGTTGGAGGCGTATTTACCGGCATCAGACAGTTTAATGGAGGAGATAGTTTCACCGGCTTCGGCTCGGTTCAGAAGCGAACGAATGGAAATAAATTGATTGTCGTCCATGTTTTCAAAATATTCGTTATTATGTGCCGTATTTTCAACAGCCTCTTCAGATTCGACCATAGCGATGAATTCAGCATCGGCTGTGTGCAGCTCATCGACTTTGTCCGTCGAAATCTTATTCGCCGCGAAAGCGATGCACCAACGCTGTTTTTCGGACAACGTGATAGCCTTGCCGACATTTATTGATTCGAGAACACGATTGCAGATGTCTACGACGAATCCTTCGCCATTCTTGGCGACGAGCTCGAGAACGATCATGGCTTCGTCCGAATATTCGAATTCGCCCATGCCGACGTAGTCGCCGTCTACCATGTTGAAGATGTTGATAGCCTTGCCCGATTCAATGGCTCCTTTGACGCGATCGTAAGAATTGATAAAGTTTTTCATAGTTGCCGCTTATGGCCCGTCGGCCTTGTTTAGTTGTTTTGGTATTGTAAATATAAGCATTTAATTTGAATATGCAAAACATTTTTTCAAAAAATCTGAAAATTTTTCGTCAAACTATTGCACAATGTGCCGAGGGTTCGCTCCTTTGCATCGTAAGCCTGTGATGAAGCAGGCCACGGACAAGACAAGCGGAAACATCCGCGAATCTTAACGACGAAAGGACACGTTGTTGGTAGTAGGTTTCCTGGGAACGAGGGTCTGTGGCTATTCATCCGGCCGCAGACCCTTTTTTTATGGCAAAGAGAACGGAAGGATTCAATAAGACACTCGACAGCAAGCACGCCCGCAAAGTGGGCCGCCCTCGTGCATATACCCCCGAAGCCCTTGAAGCCAAGTTTGAAGAGTATGTCGAATGGGTGAAAGCGAATCCACGATACAGCAACAGGGTATTGGCCGACGGCTCTGTTATTCCCGTACCTTACGAACGACCGCTGACACTATCTAGCTTTGCCGTATTTGCAGGAATTGTTCCGGAAACCTTTAGAAACTTTGAGGAACAAGAGGAATATTTTGGCGTGTGTGCGCGCGTGCGCGCGCGAATCGAATCCGATCAGTTGGAGGGGGCTATGTGTGAGCAGTACAACTCGACGATTGCGTCGCGTGTTCTGCATCTTGCCGACCGCCAGGATGTGACAACCAACGGCAAGGCGATAACGGTCGCAACACAGCCTATTTCCGTGGTCCTCGATCCCGAAGCTGCCAAGATCATTCAGTCCATCGGCAAAATGACAGTGAAGGAATGACGCCCAATCCCGTAACATACAGAGGCAAGACCTACAAAGTCAAGATGTACCTCTACCAGCTATACGCCGGGAGCGGCGCCGTCGTCCGTATCTTCGACGAGGGAAGTTCCCGATCCGGAAAAACTTTCGACACGGCAGACTTTCTGTATGACATCTGCGCATCATCGTCCGTACCTCTTAAAATATACTGTTATCGGGCCACGCTTCAAGATTGCAAGGAAAAGACGCTGGACGACTTCCGCAAGAAGCTGCAATTACGCGGCGTATACGATCCCGATTGTATGCGTGGCGAAAACATTCTCCCCGAATATCGCATCAAGGATAGCGTGATTCGTTTCCGGGGTCTCGACAAAATGGATGTCAAAGAGGGCCACGACTGCGACATCGTATATTTCAACGAGATGCTCGACGGTGTAAGCCGTGCGCAATTCGACAATATCACCATGCGTTGCACGCGGATGGTCATCGGTGACTGGAACCCCAAATACACGGAGCATTGGGCGTTCCATTTGGAAGGCGCCCCGGATACTATTTTCACGCACACGACGTACAAAGATAATCCCTTCTGCCCGGCGGGAGTTCGCCGCACAATCGAAGGATACGAACCCACACCCGAGAATATCGCCGCCGGAACTGCCGACGAATGGCGTTGGAAAGTGTACGGCCTCGGAGTGCGCGCCGCGCAGGAGGGGCTGATATTCCCAGACATCGACTGGATCGACGAATTCCCCGAAGACATCGAACGCGTTGTATTGGGCCTCGACTTCGGATTCACAGCAGACCCCACGGCCTGCGTACGTGTCGGATTCCGAATCCCGAACCATCTTTATTTGCAGGAGCTGATATATCAGCCTATCGCCGACGCTTCGAAATTGTATGCAGCGCTTTCGCCGCACTTCACAAACGGAGTATCACGATGCTATGCAGATAGCGCCGACAAATATGCCAAATCCCCCGAAAGCATGATAACCGCAATGCGCATTAAAGGGCTTACGGTCATCCCCGTGCGGAAATACCCGGGGTCTGTCATGGACGGCATCACGGTCATGAAAGGATGCAAGATACACTGCGTGCGTTCGCGCAACATGCAGATAGAAGCAAACTCGTACGTGTGGGAGACGGTGAACGGCATCGCCATAAACTACCCGCACGACAAATTCAACCATCTATGGGACGCTTCCATATATGCCGTTCAGTCTGAATTCAAGAACCTTATTCAAATAGCTGCATAATGAATCTATTCGGCTACGAAATACGCAGGAAAAGCAATAATACAGCCTCAAATTTGCCGGCATCGACATTGAGCTACATCGGCGTACCTCCGGTATTTCAGGGATCAACTGAAACCGTGGGAACGATCGACACCAGGGGCAAAGCGGGACAAGCCAAAGCATACGCACTTTGCTCGCCGCTGATGTCTGTGATCTCGAAGAAATGCGCGGCAATTAAGAATCTACGTCTTGCAGCCACCACGGAAGATGGTGAAGACCTCGAACGACCGGACGCCGTGCGAACCATGTCGCGCCCTAATAGCGTGCAAGGCATCGCGGACTTCGTGGCATACATCGAGGCCATGACGCAGATTTTCGGCAAAGCCTATATCGTACGCATGGAATCAGTGGGATTCTCGGGAGCTTTCGAGCTGTTCGTTGTCCCCAATCTTTGCGTCACGGAAAATGCCGCAATATCTCCGGCGTTATCGTTCATGCCCGATGCGGATATCGTGGATTACACGGTGACCATTTGCGGGTCTTCGATGAAGATAGCCAAAGAAGATATGTTCATCGTGAGGGATGCCTCTTATGATCTCAATGCTTGCGGCGGCAACATCTCCCGAATGGTATCATTACAGAAGCCGGTGAATACTTTCGTGGCATCCTACGAAGCGGTGCATGAACTGATGATCAACCGCGGTATGCTGGCTATTATCTCGCTGACATCCGGAAGCGGCGATATTATTCGAGATGCTCGGCTGCCGGAAACAGAGTCGGAGAAGAAAAACATACAACAGGCATTCAGAAAGTACGGCATCCGGTCCGATCAATTCAAATACGCGATCACGTCCATGAATGCTGCCGTAAGTCCGGTATCGTCAACGATTACCGATCTGGGACTGACCGACGTACAGAAAGCCTGCAAGAAAGAAATTGCGGACATCTACCAAGTGCCGAGCGTGCTGCTCGACGTAGAGGGTTCAACGTACGCCAACGCCAAAGAAGCGAAGGCGATATTATATAACGACGCGATAATCCCCGAGGCGAATAATATATTCTACGTGCTCAACAGGATATATGGCTTTGAGGATTTCAAGGTGATGCCCTACTACGATCATCTTGAACTCTTCCAAGAATCTAAGCGCGAACAGGCGGCGGGCATGACCAATCTCGTAAATGCCTTGAATAACGCCGTGTCCGGAGGTCTGATGACTACGGAGCAGGCTAAAACAGAACTTTTGAAATATATCGTATAACATGAACTTATCTCAGCAAATAGAAGCGCGCCGGGCGGCAATGGGCAACACTTGCCGCAAAGAGTTCGCCGTGACAAAAGCGGACATTGCGAACGAGGACGAGCATATTATCCTCGTGAAGTTCGCCAATTTCGGCAACAAGGACAGCGCGGGCGATATTCTTATCAAAGGATGCTTCGCCAAGTCCATTAACGACAGGGGCCCGGGATCGGCCACAAACCGCAAAATCGCGTTCGTATGGCAACATGATTTCGCCGACCCTATCGGCCGGATACTGTCTATCGAAGAGCGTGAAGACGGTGCATATGCAGAAGTTAAGTTGAGCAACTTCGACGCGGTGCCGAATGCAAAGCGCGCGTGGTTCCAGCTCAAAGACGGCGATATTAATCAGTTCTCGTTCGGATTCAACTACGTATGGGACAAAATGGAATATGACGAAGCCCTCGACGCGTTCATCGTTAAGGAAGTCGTGTTGCATGAAATATCCGTCGTTACTGCCGGAGCCAACGAGGAAACGGCATTCGTCGGTGCTGTGAAGAGTTTACCGGACGCCATCAAGGTTATGAGCGATGCTCTCAATGCGGCGTCATTGGAGGAGAAAATGAAGATCAAAAAGCAAATCATCGAGACATTGAACGCAGCCGAGCCGGGGAAACCACTCACTGAAAATATGTTCGGGAAAATAGGTTCACATATCAATTAACCAAAAAAAACACAAAGAAGAATGGAGATTAAACCATTTGTGCTTCCCGCTGGCGTAGAGTTCAGCGAGGACGAGAAAAAGGGCCTGAACGCGCTCGGAGATTATACCAAAGGGCAGTTCGAGGAGATGGTCGCAGGCATCAAGTCACAGAACGAGATCGTCGAGGCTGTCAAGGAGGAGTTCGGGAAACTCGGGCTGTCGCCGGCGAAGATCGAAAAACTGGAGGGCGCGCTTAAAGCTCAAGGCGTCGAGATCGCCACGATGAAGAAAGGCGCTCCCAAGCAGGAGGGACACAAAACGCTGGTCGCCGCTATGGAAGAGGTGCTGAAATCGGAAGAGTTCGCCGCCGCATATAAGGATATGCGGAACGGACGAGGCAGAGTATCGACGGGTGAGTTCGCGCTCAAACTCGACACGTCGGCCGTGACGAACGAAGACCCCAACCGCACCGTGCTGACGACGAAGATTTACGCAGACGCCAGCCCCCGCAATGCGTTCGTGCAACTCTTCACGCGCATCAATGTGCCCGACGACAAGAACCGCATCATGTACAACGATGCTTCCTACACCGACGGCACCGGGTATGCAGAGGAGATGACAAAGCACACCAATACCGACACCGCCACGCTTACGGGCAAATACCGTGAGCTGGCAAAGCTCGGTTCCGTGCTTCCTTTCTCGGCTGAGAGCGCCGAAGATTTCGGGTACTTCCTGGCATGGGCGCAGACGAAGGCCCAGCAGGGGATCGCAGCCAAACTCGATTCTCTGCTGTGGGACGGTGACGGCGTGGATGCCTCCAAGCCTAAACACATCTACGGACTGAAAGCATCCGGCGTTACGGCATTCAATGCAACGACGGCGGGTGTGGCAGCCAGCGTGTCGGCGCCGAACATCGCCGACCTGATCCTCGCCATGAAAACGCAGGCAAAGGTCGGGACCAACGATTCGATGGCTCCGAATTACGTGCTGATGAACTATGCCACCGAATTCAAGATGCGCACGCTGAAGAACACCCTCGGCGACTACATCACGGTGCTGCCCAATGGGGCCTTGTCGGTGCATGGCATGACGATTATCCCGACCCCGAAACTCTCGGCCTCGGAGCTCGTCGTGCTCGATTCCACGACGCTCCAGCTGCACGACAAGCGCAATATCACTATGGAGATCGAGCGCGTCCCGGAGACGGATTCGTATCGTCTGTGGCTGTGGTATCGCGGGCAAGCCCTCGTTACACGGCCGGATATGAAAGCGAATATCTATGTCGCCGACATCAACACCGCTCTGGCCGCCATCGAGAAAGCAACAGCAGGACCGACCGAGTAACCCATGAAAGCGAAAGATGAAGCAGCTATGACACGCGCCCCCGTTAGGCGCGGTCGTCGCGCCCTTAAAGCCAACGTCCTGCGCGTCGAAGTCATTAGAGCGCACGACGGGATCAACAAGGGCGAAATACTCATCAAATCGCGGGCAACTGCGGAAATGATGATCGCCAAAGGGTTCTATAAAAAGGCCCTGGAGGAGTAACCGGATAGGGGCGGCAACACGCCGCCCCTTCTTCAAACAAAATAACATGATCTTAGACGAGCGATATTTTACCTATCCCGAGACATATATTGCGGGGATAGAGAGCAAGAGCGACGGTAAACCCGCCGGACCTGCCCCCAAAATCATAAGCGACATCCAGGCATATATCGCCAAATACGAACCTCGGTTTCTGCGAATGCTTCTGGGGTCGGATGTAGCCGACAATATTGAGGATTACCCGGTCATTGTGGCGCTGCTGGCTCAACCGGACAAGGGGACATCCGTAATTGCCAAGTATATCTATTTCTACTACTCGCGCGACCATATGACATTCAACACCGTTGCCGGGGAAAAGTTGAAGAACACCGAAAGCAGCACCCGAACATCTCCGACACATCGGCTCGTCCGCGTGTGGAACGATATGGTGGACGAATGCCGAGAGATCATCCGCATCGTTGACGATGTTAAGCTATCCCCAGACTTTTACGCAGAAATATTCGAACCAATCAATATTTACAACCTATGAAGATAACCCCCAAAGATACGGTTAGTGATGTTGTGATGCGCAACCGTGCATTATTCAGCATGGGTACCGAACGTATCGTAAAAGCCATACAAGGCCTTCCGGAGCCGGAGTTCGTGCCTATGAAACGCCGAATGTGGTTCGACAAACGGCTGCCCGTGCGTGACATTGCCGACATCACTATGGGCGAACTGAACGCCATAGAAGCCCGGAAACCGTCGTACGAATATTTTTGCATCGTGCTCGGTGTGATGCTCGGGCTCACGAAATTCAACCGCATAGGCGTTGACGGTAATCCGGACTGGAACGCGGAGTTCAGCATAGACGAGGAGCAAATCGGACGCCTCCGGTTCATCCGTGCCCAGCGCTATTTCATTGCCATACAGAAAGGGTTGGAAGGTATCGGCAAATCGTGGGAAAAGCTGGAAATGCCCCTCACGGCCGCCGAGATGAAAGCGCGTGTCAAGCGACCCAATCGCGGTCTTGTTGCCGTCTGCCGCAAATACTGCCAGATCATGAACGGCGCCGTAGATATGAATAAAGCATGGAATACGCCGTGGGCGACAGTATACGAAGCATTCGAAGCCTGCAAGTGCGACAACATGGAACAGCGAGCCATCTATGAAGCGAACAAATCTAACGGGAGACGGAGACGATGAAAAAAAGCATTAACGAGATATTCAGAGAGTGTGCCAAGGCGGACGGGATGTGCACCTGCATGTACGCACGAATTGCCGAAGCGAACTACTTGATGGACGATGTCAAGCAGTATCCCGTATTGCTTCGCCAGTTCAACGAAACGATTTCAGAAACGAAATTGTCGGTCACTCGGTGCCGCACAACTACGCTCTACTTCTGCGATGCGCTCGGAAAAGCGGAGCCGGATACGGAGACCGAGGTGCAGCCTATTGTCGAAAAAATGGAAGAACGGGCATTCGCATTTATCAATCGGCTACGGTCAATGGGCCTCGAAGTAGAACTCGTATCCAATGCAACGCCTTTCTACGGAAAATTCGATGCATTGGTGGCGGGAGTGACATTAAGTGCCACTATAACATACAATATATGCTAATATGCCAACTATCAGGCAAATAGAGGAAATATTTAGCCCCGAGCGGATCATCGCCATCTGTGAAGACGAGTTCGGTCCGCTCGCCGAGCAGATCGCCTTCAATATAATGACCAAGAGAACCAACAGCGGCGCCGATGTCAACGCCCTGAACGTTCCGGAGGAGACGACCGGCGCAACGGCTGAAAGCCTTAAAACCATCCATGAAGCTACAAATGGTGGACTTACGGTCTCATTTGTCGGGCGCAAAGGCATCAAGAATATCGACGAAGGAAGTTCCCCACAGGATGTGCAAGAGGAGTTCGGCAGCTTCGAGGCATTCCGGAACGCGATAGAGCGGTGGGCGCGGGTTAAAGAATCGAGATGGAACCTTGACCCAAGATCGATAAACGCATATGGCGTCGCTTCAAGCGTCTGGGATCACGGAAGCGTGCTTTATCAAGAGGGCGGAGGAACGGAGATAATGAAAGACTTACTGCCCGAAGTTGTCGATAGAATCAGCAAAAAAATAACAGAGGAACTCGATACATCCATTTATCAACTATTAGATGCGACGATAGAATTATGATATTGCACACAAATGACGTATTCAAGGTAACCCGCCCAGAGGATATCTTCGAGACCCGGGGCCGTTTTGCGTATTTTCGGGTTGAACTGCTCTCCCAAAAGGGGAATATAGACGTGTCCCTTAAATTGACAGGAAGGCCCGATTGGACATTCACTCGGTCTATCACCTTGACACGCAAAACTAACGACAAAGGTGTGGCGGTATTCCCTGTTGGGCGAATATGCGAAAGTCTGATTCAAGGAACCAAATCGAATTTAATCACCTATGCAATTACTGCCTCCGAATATAACCATGCTGGACCGGCTCTTTACGCAGTCCCTGGATTTGCAGACCGGGAGATTCTCCCCGGATGGGGAGATGGGGAAAATATTTCACAATTCTATCCCGCTGCCCCCTGCATTGTGGTCTATCCGAACGCAGGATTCGAGCAGTCGCTATTTTTTCCGAAACAAACGGGCGAGCTTTTCGTGCTTACGCCCTCCTCGACAACAACAGAGAAATACATCGGAAATTCGGCATTTTCTCCCATCATCCCGTTTGATCCGGCAAAAATCCCATCTGAAGACCTTGGCAAGCCGCTTGCTGTGGGAGCCACCCCGACAGACTATAATGCGGAGATACGAACTTACTACGATTATTGCACCAAGGGGATATTTCTGAAATGGACGGATGCTGCCGGTATCCCCTATTTATACCGATGGACGCAGGAATCTAAAACCGACGAAATGTCTGTGGAATCTACTTATCATCAACTCGACGATACGCTGACACCTCGCGACGTGCAGAACAAGACGCTGGCCAAACGCTATACCTTGCATAGTCGCATTGTTGAAAGGGATGTTTTCAACTTGTGCCGCACGATCCTCGGATGCCAGGATTTGTTCATGTACGACCCGGATGCGGGCAATTGGGTGCGTTTCATGGTTGAAGATTCGGAATCCGAAGACACGGGCGCGCCGATGCAAGATTTGGTCGTTGAAATAGTAAGATACGAATATCTATGACAACCTACGAACTATACATCAACGATATTCTGTGCGACCTTTCGAGCGACGAGGTCGTAACCCTGCTCTATCAAAGTCCGATATTTTCGAGCCTCGACAGCATCCAGTCGAACCGTTCCTACAATGTTGCGCTGCCGCCTACGCCTACGAATATGCAGGCTATCGGTCAGGCAGCCCGTCCGGATGTGGATGCCGACGCTCCGTATGTGCGCCTCCCGGCGGCATTGTACCAGGACGGGGTGCCACTGTTCACGCAGGGGTTCGCCGTGGTTACGGATATTGCGGATACGATCAATGTAACGCTTACGTGGGGCAACGTGGATAACTTTCAGCCTCTGTTTGACGCGAACCTGCGGGATTTGGGGCCGCAACTGGAGGCGGCAGGGGAGAACATTGTCGCTTGGAATAAGAATACGGCGATCTTGGAAGGTAGCGCAACCGGTGAATATCCCGGCGTTGCTTTCTGGGGCGTGGATTTCGGGATGGGGATATCCGATCCTAAATACCTGCATCCCTCAGTACTGGTGTCGTCGATACTGTCTGCTATCGAGCGGCAGAATGGGGTTACCATCGACGGCAAGGAACGGTTGGCTTATAGTAAAAATCTTGGGCCTATTATTCCGCTCACTCGCAAAAAGGTAGGGCCCAAAGCAAATGGGTATTCCAATTATTGCGATATATCAATGTCGGCCAGCGATATATTGCCCAAAGAGCCGTGGGTAAATACTCGTGGGATATTCTCTACATCCGAGCCGAGAATAAAACTTAATGATTCAGGGACATCATATATTACACTATATCATCCTAATAGCCCGACGGGAGATTTTTTGCTCCCGCACAACGATGCGAACGATATTTCATCGTTGAAGATATCAATTTATTGTGATGGCGTATTTCTGGGAGAGGGCGAGAGTTATGAAAAAACCAAAACCCCGGATACGATGTGGATGTTCAAATTCCACAAAATATCGGTACAAACCGACACGCAAGGGGTTGTAACAGTAAAAATGAGCAAACCTATCTCCGGGTCGATGGTTCCGTTGCCTAATCCTATAATCTCAATTCACAATTCAGATTGGGATATATATTTCCCGGGATTCTTCCCTGTTGCGCCTAATCTTCCCGACATCTCCCAGGGCGATTTTATCCTCGCCCTGATGTCCATGAACGGCCTATTCGCCTATGCGGACAAGAATAGCCCGAACACGATCAAGCTGATAAGCATCGATGACATAATCGCCAATGTTCAGAAAAACGACATCATCGACTGGAGCGACCGGGTAATACTGAACGATTTCCACCGGGTGGATATGCCCGACGCATCGATTTTCACCATCGACGACCTCGCGCAAAGCAACATCCTCGACTACGACAACGACGACGATGTAAAGACCGACACATACGGAACCATCACGATCCGAAACGAAAACATCGAGAAAGAAACGGAGCTGGTGTCGCTGCCTTTCTCTGCATCTGAAAATGCAACGACGGACGGGGTAAATTGCGCCGTTGTGCCGATCTATGAGGATAACGGAAAAGGCGGCGCCAATTATTCGGAGTGCTCGCCACGGATATTATCGGGGCGGGGAGCGTTTATGTCGGGCATTGCCCGATGTATTGGCGTATTCGATCCGTGGATGAAGTTCGGCGGCGAGGAAGGTATCGTAAAGACCCGATACGCTTCCTACCAGAAAGTCGTGGACCGTCTGCGGATCATCACCATTCGGGCAAAACTCACGGCTCTCGATCTCTACAACCTCGACTACACGAAGCCGGTGTATATAGCCCAATTCGGGCAGATATTCGCCATATATTCGGTAGAAACAGGCGAAAACGACATCTGCGACTGCCAACTGCTGAAACTGAAAGTGGACGGAGTGGTGGCAGCAACGTATTATCTGCGCTTGGACGGCAAGAGTGAAGACAGCCAATGGGTTGCAGAAGCGGACGGCATTAACGGCACAGCGTATGCCATAACATCGAACGGAACGCCCTATATCGTCGATTACGATTCCCGTCTTTATGTCGATCTGTACGAGGAGGACGGCGATCTGTATCTGTCTATCTCCGCCCCCAAAAACGCCGGAACCGAGGAAATTAATTACAACCCTGTCATTCTGGGAATTCAGGAGAACGACGCCGTGCGCCGGCAGGTGGCAGTATCCCAGAAAGCAAAGTCGGCTTAATTTATTAACCATTTAACCCATATGAAGAAATATGGCACAGGACACTATCGACAAGATTATTAATATCCAGTTCAACTATGGCGAACTGGTGCAGGGGTGGCAGAAGGCGACCAGGGAGATCGAAATAAACAAGAAGAACCTTGCGGAACTGAAGCAAGAGTACAAGAATGGTGAAATGTCTGCCTCGGAATACAATCGGGCGTTGCTTGAAATTACAAGCACGACAAAGGCACTAACCGCCGAAAAGAAAGCATACGAGAAAGAGATTCAGAATAACATAAAAATTGAATCACAAGAGACGGGATCGCTGAACCAACTTCGGGCGAGCCTCCAAAAGATGACCGCGCAATACAATGCCATGTCGGCGGCGCGCAGAGAAGGACAGGAGGGGCTATCGCTGGCGGCAGCTATCAAATCGCAGCAGGAAGCCGTCACGGAGGCCGAGAAAGCTCTTGGCAATTATCGGTCGCAAGTAGGTAGCTATGAGGAAGCGATCCGCGCCGTTCTTCCGGCAGAGATGTCCCAAGTCGTGACATTGGGCAAAACCATAGATAAAGCGGGAGGTGTTACAAAGGCTTTCGGGCTGATGACTGCGGCGGTGGGCCGAATGATTAAGGCGGCATTGGCATTCGTTGCCACTCCATTAGGTGCGGTACTGACAGCATTAGCAGTAGGAGCTGCTTTGGTCGTCAAAAACTGGGGCAAATTAACGGACGCATTGGGGATAATAAGCCCGGCAAGGGAAGCCGCTAAAGCTATCGAAAAGCTAAACGAGCAACTCGATTATTTCAACAATAGAGCCGAGAAAAACGGGACCGAGGCCCTAAAAAGATACACCGAAGCCCTAAAAAATGCCAAAGGGGATGCCGAAGCATTGGCCAAAGCACAAAGGGACTATAATATTGAGTTGCTGAACGCCGAGTATGAACGCGCAAGGATAGCCCGGGAGGCTGCATATGAGGCCGAAGCAAAGGCATACGCTGCATATGTCCGCAGACAGAACGATGAAACGACAAAATCCCTCCAAGAAGCTAAGGATGCAGTTCAAAAGGCAAACGCAGATTTTGCGCAAGCCGATTATGAAAGAACAAAATTTCATGCGGACGCATTGGCTAAACAGGTAGAGGACGAGAAGAAAGCCGCAGAGGAGGCAGCCAAACTTCGCACCGCCGCTACAAAGAAAGCCGCCGAAGAAGAAAAGAAAGCCCGGATCAAGGCAGCCGAAGAAGCGCATGAAAAACTCGTCGCTTTATGGGATCGGGAACAAGCGGACGAGACTAACCGTATAGGCGGGTTGCAAATGGCTATTGCCCAAAAAGAGGAGGAATACAAAAACCGACTTCTTAAGGCGCAAACACAAGGTGGAGATACCAACGCCCAAGAAGAGATGATCCGTATTGCTCAGGAGCAGGTCAACATACTACAGGAGCAGTTGCAAGATGTAGAAACGTTCAGGACCGCATACGAGGCGATGGGGCTTTCTGGAATTGAAATAGACAATAAGCGTCTCGAAGCCTTGAAAGCACTACAAGATGCGCAAAAAGCACTTCAAGGTGCCCAAAACAAAGCCGCCGAGGACGAAAGAAAAGCCCAAGAACGAAGCACCGCAATGAGCATACAATCGGCACAGCAACTGGCCGGAGCATTGGAAGAACTTGCCGAAGCCGCCGGGGCAGATGCGGGGGTTGTCGCAATGTTGGCAATCGCCGAATCGGCCGCTGCGATGGGAGCGGCGTTACACAAAGCATTTTCATCTTCCGCTACCGTTTGGGATGGTATTGCCGGGGCGGTGGCTGCAATTTCGACCATTACGACCATAATAACGCAAATTAAATCGCTCAATAGTTCCGCAGAAGAAGAAAGAAGTAAATACCGATACGCCTCCGGCGGCCTTGTCACAGGGCCGGGCTCCGGAACTTCGGACAGCATCCCCGCAATGTTATCCAACGGCGAAGCTGTGATGACCGCCCAGGCTGTCAACGACTGGGGCGCAATGCTATCGGCCATGAACGTGGCAAGCGGTGGAAACGCCATCCAAGTATCGAATCTTCCCCAGCGCAACGACGGAATGAAGGGGATGGAGCGCATGATGGAACGGGCCCTGATGAATATGCCGGCGCCCATTGTTTCGGTGGTTGACATCAACAAGGGGCAGAAGCGGGTCAAGGTTCAAAACAGCCTCGGAAAATTGGGGCGAAAAAAATACAAATAATTATTGCACAACGTGCCGAAGGTTTACACCTTTGTCACGAACGCTTATGAAGATATAAGCCGCGGAATCATGTACGAAATAACACCTACATATCACCACCCTGTAGTGGCCGAATATGCCATAAGCGCGAGTGCTTTGTCTAACTTAACACATCAAACTAATGGCAGTACAGGCATGTACCACTACGCTCGGGCGAGACATTCTCAATGATTGCAACGAGCCCCACGCAAAAGGCGTGGAAAAGTTTTTCTATTTCATCTCCCGGGATGCTATCGACTGGGACAAATCCACACGCGAAGGCTTCGTGATTACCAACTTGGTGGCCCTGACTGGCAAGCGGGGTTACAAGGTCCGGAACCCATCGAATGAAACCCCGGCGATCACCATCACAGACCAAAACCCGAGCATCGACGCCGCATGGGACAAGGTTCTCCCCGTTACCCTTTTGGCTGACAGCCCGGAGAATGCCGCCGCAGTTCTCGGATTGAAGCAGGACAAATATGTCTGCATCTACGAGAACATGGAGAAAGGCGACGCGGGCAAACAGGCGTTCGGCGTCATCGGCTGGGAGCAGGGCGCGACTGGTGTAGATCTGAATATGGACAAGAGCGGAGATGTCGGCGGATGGACCGGCAATATCACCGAAACCGGGGCCCCTACTCCTAATCTGTTCTTCTACAAGACGGACTACGCAACGACGAAGGCGGCGCTCGAATCGCTGTGTTCGGCAGCGGCCTAATCATGCAGACGCAGGAATGGTATAGAGAGAGGGTTTCGGCCCCCTCTCTATCCGATGTCGACAAGTCTGTTATCAGGGCAGATTGGAAGCAGGTCACGGGCAAGGATTTCACCGCATCATTCAACGCCCGGTGCCCGAACTGTCATCACGATGCGGCAATACTAATTTTACGGACTATGGATAAGCAGGAAAACGGCGGATACATTCTTAAGAGGGGTGTCGCTTTCAGATATAAAGGCAAAGTATATACCGCCGACAATATCACAGCTCCGGCCGCTGAATGGTATATCTCGCAAGACCTGAAGCACCGAGACGATTTCGAAGTCCTTGCAAAGGATTACGACGAGTACGAGATAGTATCTTTCAATCGCAAAGAGGAATAATATGGCTGACGACAATATTCGCCACGTCAATTATGCCAGTGATTTCCGAGTGGTGTTTTCATTTCCAGACGGCAAACTCCCGGATTATCCTTGGCACATCGAGCTAAAGACACCGGACACCCCGGCGTATAATACTTATGTGGCCTCGTTTGACGGGTCAGTTTACAGGCGGTGCGTGCCGCTTGAAGATAATTCCATTCTGGTGCTTGTGGATAGGCACCATCTTGCGCCCGGCATCCTGTGCTACCAGATGAAGCGAGATGTCCCTGACAGTCTATTCCCCGACGGTGAAATGAATATCACAACGCCGGGATGCACCAGCATTGAGTTGTGGAGTGGAACATCGGAAGAACTGCCCATTGAGCAGATCAATACGATCATTGCCACACTCAAAGGCGAGCCAGGAGACGCCGGACAAATAGAAAACATAACCGCTTCAGTTAATAATACAACCGGCGCACCAAACGTAGAAGTTCAACTTGGAGGCACCCCCGAAAAACGAACTATAGCTCTTAAATTTTCGGGGATCAAGGGCGAAACTCCCAAAATATCGGCCGACGAGGAAGGCAATATCTATTCTGACGGAGAGCTTGTGACCGCTGTCGTGGCGGAGGTCGTCGTTAAAGCCGACACCGCGTCCACCAACGCCGACCAGCAGGCCGCGCGTGCGAAATCTCTGGCGGACCACCCTCCGAAGATCGTGGATGTCGACGATACGAATTACTGGGCCTTCTGGGATGAAGCGACCAAAGACTATATCACCTCGTCCGTCCGCTCGGATGGCGGTCCGATCTTCGCCACGTTCGACATTGATCCGGCGACAATGCTCCTGGGCGTGAATTACCAGCCAGGCTACGGCCGCGGTTCCGAGTTCGAACTTCAGGATGGGCATTTGTATTACGAAATTAACGACTGAAAGATATGGCAAAGACAAATTTAGGGAAAGTGGGCCTTACGCCCAAAAAGGCGTATTCGGCGAGCATTACATACGAGCGCCTTGACTTCGTTACAGCGGGCGATTCGTCCTATGTTTCACTCCAAGATAACAACCTCGGACACCCGGTGACGGATGGGGCTTGGTGGCAGGTTTTGGCCTCCGGGGCCGCTTCGACGGAAGCCGCAACCGCCGCCCTCGCCGCTGCCGCCAAAGCTCTCGAAGCCGCCGCAGCGGCCGCCCCCGTCGTTGTCAACGTCGAAGGTGCGGATGTCACGATCAACGTCGAAGGCAACCACAAATACATCTGCGGGGAGTTGACCTCGCTGAATATTGCGAGCGTCGAGAACTCGACGAAGCCGTCAATCATCCGCTTCACGTCGGGCGCTACGGCTACGCAGTTCTCCTATCCGGAGGACTTCAACATCACGGGCTGGACGAAGCCCGAGGAGAACAAGAGTTACACCATCTGCATCTTGTTCGGTGCGGGCAACATGACCTACGATGAATAGCCTGCTGTACTACTACAACAACGTGCAGAAGATGGCCGCCTTTCGGCAGGCCAAGCGGCTGCAGCGCGGGGTGAAGTTGGGGTATAAGCAATTCGGTAATGGCGTAAATGACACCAGATTTGAATCTGCGCCAATTCCTATTGGTACCTCTGATTTCAGTTTGGAGCTGTATATGAACTCTTATGGGTCGAATCAGAGTTATCAATTTGCTTTTAACAAGAGAGTTTATTCGGTCTACGCAAAAGGAAGTATATTTTTACACAATTCTAACTCCTATGAGAATGGAATATATTCTATTCTCATGGAAGCCCCGGCAGATGGAGCGTCTAATGCAGATAGTATATATCCTTCTTGGCAAGCCCCGACTGCGGACGAGAAATATCTGCTGACTATTACCCGTCAAGGCACGACGGTAAAGGTCTACATCAATGGCGAATTGAAGGCCACCAAAGAGCAGAGCGAAGTCAAGGACTTGGGCGATCTGCAACTCGCTATCGCCAACTCCTCGGACGTAGGTTTCGTCCGGGTGTGGAATATGTGTCTTTCGGCTGATGATGTTACCGCACATTACAACAACGGCGACCCGATGGGGTATGTCGTGCTGAAGAATTTAAGAATACCGCAACTCATATTCCCGTTACCTTCATATACCGAGAGTAAAAAAACATTCACTTCTAATAGTCCTGGAGTCGATAGTAATACGACTTTTGATAACCCGGCAGAGAACGGATTTTCCGGACCCTTCATTAGATGCGAGGCAATTAGCAAAATCTCTATGTTCTGCACCTATCGCGGAATATCACCCGAAGCGATATCGTCTCCTATCAGATTGAAGGTTGAGTACAGGTGCAATGTTGATATTTATAGAGACTTGGCCCGTACAAATCTTATCCTCACTTCCAATGAGGGTGACGCGAAGGAGGCTTATATAAACTATGCGCCCAATGTAAGCGCATATCTTATATCTGCGAATAACCCGGACGCGTACTTGGAGATACGAGTCCTTTCGATAGAGGCTATCGGTGTTCTCGCCGAGTACCTGCCGCAGAATCTGATGTACGGACGGGACGACAAGACGATCGCAACCTCATGGCTCGACAGCGCGAAGCAGCTCCCCTTATCCGACGAGTACATGGAGCCGCTGTTTCAGTCAATCGGCGGCTATGACATGACGGCCAACGGTGCGCCGGAGATACTCTACAACGAATAACTAAATCAACCACTATGGAATACGCCAAACTTGAAAACGGATATTTGATCCCGGCCCCCGGCGAGGTACGGCAGGACGGGATGGTCATCATGAACCCCGGGCTGGAGATCCTCGGCCCGATGGGGTACAAACCCGTGGAATATACGGAGCGCCCGGAGATCACGACCCCGGGCAACGATCTCCGCGAGGTCTACACCGAAGAGGCGGACCGCATCCGGGTCGGCTGGGAAGAATACACGTCTGTACCGGAGCCGCAGCCCGATCCCGAACAGTTGCGGGAAATGGCCTACCGGGCCGAAGCGGATCAATATCTGATGGCCTACGAGGGCTATCTGGCCGAGGGCAAGATACTCGAAGCCGACGAGCAGAAGGCCCTATACCTGGCAAAGAAGGCCGAGATTAGGGAGCGATTCCCGGATAAGTAACCTGTCGGTCGAACTCTCGAAATACCACAAATATATGAAAAGACTTATCAATAAACTCATCGGATGGCTCAACGCCATCGCTAAAGACAAATACCAACACTTCGCAGTCGGGGCGGTCATCGCCTCCGCGGCGCTGATCGTGGCTGTGCCGTTGGGCGCCTGGTGGCGGTGGCAGCCTTTGCTGGTGTCGATGGTCGCCGTCTTGACGGCCGCCGTTGTCAAGGAGCGCAAGATCGACCCGAAAGCCGACATGCAGGACATTCTATGGACGCTCGCAGGAGGAGTCGTAGGATGGGTGGTGTTCATCGTGTTTACCCTAACTGCGAGATAAGATGGACTGGACTACGATCATCATTTCCTTGGGCGGGGCGTTGTTGACTGGCGGCGGAGCCTTGTCTTTGCTTTACTATAAAGAAAATCGTCGGGCCAAGCAGATCGGCAACGAAAAATCCGTCGTCGAAGAGTGGCGCGGGATCGCCGAGGAGCGGAAGGCCCGCTGCGACGAACTCAAGGAATCACTCGACCGGAAGGATGCGAAGATCGACGCCCTGTACAAGGAGAATTCCGAGCTGCGCAAACGAAACGACAAACTATCCTCTGCGAATACTGCGCTGTCGATTCTCAAATGCAAAGTCCTGGGATGCGACAAGCGCCAGCCACCGTTCGGCAAGAATGAAAACTGTGAATCGTAAACAAAACATTTCCAAAAGTTCAAGATCATGAAAAAGACAACCAAAATCGCATTGATTGTGCTCGCCGCCGTAGTGGCCGGCATCGTACTGTTTAACCTGCTGCCCGACGGCATCCGCATCTGCTCGACGATCTCGGCCGGGGTGGGACTGGTGGCTGGTATCATCGTCAAATCGTGGTGGGACCGTAAAACGAAATAGCCATGACACCGCGAGGATTAAGAAACAACAACCCGCTGAATATCAAAAAGACGAAAGGCGGAAACCCCTGGCGGGGCGAGATCGTGCCGTCGAAGGACAGTCGTTTCGCGCAGTTCACAACAATGGCCTACGGGTATCGGGCTGCATTCAAACTGCTGAACAATTACCAGCGCAACTATGGACTGGATACCATCCGGAAGATGATCGGCCGCTGGGCGCCCAGTAACGAGAACCACACGGACGCCTACGTCCGCGCCGTGGCCGAGAGATCGGGTGTACCCGTCGATAGCCGGATCACCGCGACCAACCGGGATGTGATGGTTCCCGTAGTTGCGGCAATGTCGTTCGTGGAAAATGGCGTGGAAGCCAAAATGTCCGACGTACAGTCAGGATGGGATTTATTCATCAAGGGATGAAACCTCTGATTTCGTACCTGCTCGCCGCGCTTGTCGCCGGGGCGATGCTCTTCGGATGGGGATACCGCCGGGGAGCGGCCTCGGTGACCGTGCGCGACAGCGTATCGGTCCAGCTCAAACCCATGCCGCCTGTCACGGTCACCATCCGGGAGCCGTGGCCTGTGGCCGTGCATGAACCGGCAGACACGGTGTGGCAGACAATCCCGGCCGATACCGGGGCGATCATTGCTGACTACCTCCGGACACGGGATTATCATTTTGACTTTTCATCCGATTCCACCGGACGGTTTATTGTCGACGCTTCGGTAAGACGTAACCGATTAATGGAAATAACGCCGACCATTGTCCCGATAATCAGGGAGGTAGAGCGGGTGCGGGCCATTGCCCAACCTTCTACAAAACGCAGCAGATTCGCCGTGACGGCCGGGGTAGGCGTTGGATACACGCCCCAAGGTTTTCAGCCTATGGCCGGAGTGCAGGTCGGAATCGTACTGTGGAGTTGGTAAAGATATAAAGAAAAGTCGCCTATGTAATAATATAAGCCCATGCGATTGGGGAATGAGCATAAAAAGTCCCCAACGCTCCTCTCCATTATACCACTAATGTGTGCCATACGCACCGAGCATTGAGGACTATTCCTTAATTCGGGCGTATGGCTTTTTACATTAGTGGTATGTCAAATTTAAACTAAATATTTGATATGGAGATACGTAAAACCGAGATTTTTGCAAAAATACTTGATATTGTTGCAAATGAAACGGAATTGACATCCGAGCAAATCCTTTCGTGTTGTCGCACGGCCGAAACGGTTGATGCCCGTTACATGCTCGTTCATCTATTGCGGCGCGAAGGTATATACATCAGCGAGATCGCCCGCATGATGCATTTCTCTCGCCGAGGTATCGAAAAAATGCTTTCTCAGTTCGAGGACCGCCTCTCTCAAAGCGGACACATCTTCAAAGTGACCTTTGAACGCATTGCGAACAAAGTGCGCATAGCCTTCGAATCATCCCGTTGACCACCCTGCCGAGCCTGACCACCTTTGCATTGTAGCTATAATACAATGCTACCTCAATCGCTGAAGAGGTAAGAAGCGGACGAAATCATGTATATACATGGAAGCAGATTATTTAACGTCGGGCGATCTGGCTATGTGGGAGAGCAATCGCCATTGCTACAAGCACCGCGACGGCATGGCCGCCACGGGTATCGGTCTGGCTGCCGGTCTGGGCAGCGGCGCACTCCTTCTGGCTGCAGCCGGAATCTGGGGCATTAACCAGGCATCCAAAGCTCGCAGCGAGGGTGCAAGCAAGGCCATCGACATCCTCGCCCAGACGCAGCTCCAGGAGCGCGTTTCGCGTGAGGGCTGGCAGAACAACCATGCACCTACGATCAGCCAGTACGTTGATGTACGGGCAGGTGCAGGCGCCGGGGCAGGCGCTAACGCGCTGTCGAACGCCGAAGCAATCGCGCTGGCTCAGGCGATCAATGGCAATTCGGGGCTCAACTCCGCCATTGGAGGGTGCAATTTCCTCCGCGTGGCGAGGTATTCCGCCCCGCAGCCTTGTGGTTGCGACACGTGCCAGGGTTAGCCCTTCCGGGGAGGGGCGGGAATCCGTCCCCCCCCTTAACCCTTAAAACCGCTACGATATGCTATTCGCTAAAAAAGAGTATCACAATATGGACACAATCCGCACAACATCCAAAGACGCCCTGAAAAGATCGCTTATGCAGATGTATCAAGGTGATGTGGCCACGATGGAGCGGATGTATGATTTCTACATGAAAGACATGGAGAAGGTCCCCGATTTCGACCCGGTACCACCATCGATGCTCCAGCAGGCAAAAACAACCATCGGGGAGCTGTTCGGATGGGCCGATGCCAATCAAGACAAATTGGTCGGCGCCTACAATCTATTCAGAACTATCAGAAGCGGAGAGCCTATAAGCACCGTGAGTGCCGCTGCTCCCGTAGCCGATGTCCCACCACTACCGAAACTATAAGCCATGCAACCCTATAAGATCGAAATATACATATATGCTGAATCCGAGCAGGAAGCCCGGGAGGTGCAGCAGGCAGCCTATGATTTCGTGAACGAGAACTACCAGCATGGAGGACTCGTTACGGCATCCAAACTCAAAGACCTGCTCGTAAAATACAAGAACAATTTTTTCGTGCAAAACTTTCTGAAACGATGAGTGAGACTACGAATCCCCAGGAGACGCGTCAACCGCGGAACATCTTCGAGCAGACACTGTTCGGCGTGCAGGTAACCAATGACAACATAGTCGCAATTCATGCCCGTATGGACAACATGGAGGCAAAAATCAATGCGATATATGATGCCCTCTATCCAACATCCGAGCCTAACGTTCCCGGCGCGGATGACAAGAATAAGACAGTAGGGAACAATACCTAATAAATTCATATCCATGAGTTGTAACAAAATTCAAGCGGCAGTTATTACGCCTGTGCTGGCTGCCGGATCGGTGACCTCGCCGTACTTCTACCAGGTCAACATCACCCAGCGGCTTTGCTTTCCGACGTGCGCAGACAACACTCCAGTGTTCAATCCGCAGTTCTCGCTCAAATCGTTGTCCCAGGTTGGGACAGGACGATATGTGGCCACCATCCATGTCGAGGGCATCATCTCCTATGTTCCGTGTAACGGCGGATGCGGATGCACCAAGCAGCAACCTCTCTCGCAGGATTTCACGATTCCCATTCAGTCGGCATCGACACCCACCGTAACCATCGAGCAGGGAGCCGCGATGAACGCCGTGGCGGCATCAGCCTGCCAGCCGTGCAGCCGGACATTCGTATCGGAGACGCCGATCACCGTAACGGTGGCAACGGCCGCAACCCCAACAGCGTAGCGGTATGCTGTGGATAGCCCTGCTCACTATGGTATGCGCCACCATTGCGCAGCACCTCGGGCTGGCCGAGAAGATCGCGCAGATCGGCAGCCAGGTCATGGCATGCCCGAAATGCCTCTCATTCTGGGCTACGCTCTTTGTGCTGCTCGTTAACGGATGCAACATACTATGTGCGGTAGGGCTATCCCTATTTATGGCATACATTGCTAATTGGGTCGGATTCGCATATTATGGTGCGGAGAAATTATACGAAATATTATGGCAAAGAACAACAAGAAACCCGGATCAACGTCCTCAAAAGAAAAGGTCGAACCGGCAGTAATAATCCATACGCCAAATATCGTGGGAGTATATAAACCGCTGCCGCGGGTTCGGGCGTGCAAAAACTGTTAGATATGACATCAAGTGAAATGAAAGAACGATACGAGCGGCTACATGACAAGATGGCCGGCATGGACGATGAGCACGCAGAAAAGGTGTTCGCGGGAGCCCAGATGTGGGCATTCGGGAAAATCGCGGAAACGTCGCCGACCATCGCCGAAATGTGGCTTGGGAAAATGGAGGCGATATGCTGGTATAATTACCTGTCAGACGCCGAGGCAAAGATGATCGCCGCGAAGCTCGTAAACCAAGACGGAAACACCGGAGCAAAATGGAGCAAGGACGCATTCCTGCAAACCGTGGAAAAGCTGGACGGGGAGGTCGAAAAGGAGCCGTATTACAACGACAATGCCCTATGGGTTACGGCTGTAATGATATACAGCGATCACGCCAAGAGTATCGCCGAGGATATGGGACACGCTTCGCCGGCTGATATTCCGTCCGAAAAAATGGCGCGATCTTGCTACCGGAAAGCCGTGGAGAAACTCTGCGACAAGGATCGGAAGCACTTTATCCGAGAGTATTTCGAAGATGAACTGACGTAGAAAAACGTCCTCGCATTAATTGCGGGGACGCTACTTTATTATGAATGAAGAAATGACATACTGGCTGTCTCAGCTCGAAGTAAGCGAGTGTTCTGCGCCGCTGTTCGCCCTTGTGATCGCAAAGATCATGGAGGCTATATGAATCAAAACCGCGTCAGCAATGCGGCATTTTTCTCTCGTTCTTCTCGTTCAAAAGAAGCGAGATAATTTTCTGTCGTCTTCAAGTCCGTATGTCCGAGGCTTTCGGAAATATAGGCTATACTTGCCCCGGAACGCTTCAATACGGTGGCGAATGAATGGCGGGCCGTATATGTTGAAACCGGAGGCAACCCTAATGCTTTGGAAATAGACCTAAATTTACGATTTATGCAGCTTGTTAGGTCTTTTGCCTTTTGCCGCTGCTCCTCAATAGATTCTTTGCCCGTAAGAATAGGAAATATAAAACTATCAGGACTTTCTTTGTTGCCCCATCGTGATATAATATCCTGCATTTGAGGTACAATTATCGCCCGCACGGCTTTCCGGGACTTTGTGCGGTGCTCCGTCTTTTTCCGTACATAACTTATTTCCCCGTCCTCAATATCACTATATCGCAACCTTACGAAGTCGGCGACATTGATTCCATTGCACAAATACATAAACAGCCAATAATCGCGGTATTTTGCCGTTGCTTCGTATCCATCATCATAACGGGCTATCAAGCCTATCTGCTCCAATGTAAGGGCCAGTTTACGCCCCTCTCCTTCCTGTATCTCGTAGCGCCCCCGACCGAATGGATATTGTGCTTCCTTTACAATACCAATAGCCCGTGCCTGGTTGAATATCGATCGCAGAGCGCGCATATATATCGCAATAGTTGTCTGCCCCTTACCCGAAGCACGCATAAACTCTTCGAATCGACGCAGCCATGAAATAGATACGTCGATATATTGAACCTCCCGCTTTGAAAAAGCATTCATCGACAGCAGCAATGCACGCAGAATATCCGCCGTCCCTATGTGGGATGTTCCCCGCAATTCATGCTCTTTGATTTGGATGGATGCATTTACCGAAGTAGCGCCGGCTCCTTTCAAACGAGCACCTAACAATTCAAGCGTGAAACAACCTTTTGACGTTAAATCCTCGACAGCTTGTCGAACCAATTCAAAACTATTTTCTATATCTTTGCGAACGGATACAAGCGAATGAAGGCGCGTCGCATTGAGCCGCTGCCAATCATCGGGCATCATACTCTTACCGGTTGGGTAATAAGAGCGCACACGACGATACGATACCCGGATACGCACGGGATACTGGCCATTTGCCAACGCCCGGCGCGTGTCGAGAATAGTGGCCACCGTCACGCCATCCTTTGAATAGTAGTGGTTGTTCATTGCACATTATTTGCACACATCTTATTTATTGCGTGCAAAGATATGCAAAGATATGAAAAATAAAATTGCTCGACAAGTGTTGTTGTAAACGATATGAAAAGCTATGAAAAGCCATGAAAACCAATAAAATATGCATGGCATGCAAGAGGTCACGAGTTCGAATCTCGTATTCTCCACAATTAAAAATCAAGGGGTTGCAATAGTTTGCAACTCCTAATTTTTTGCCGTTGCTCACACAATTTGCGCCTATCTGTAAAAATAGACACAAAAAAACCCGCCGCTAGCCAAGACTGACGACGAGATAATGATTCTACAAACTGTTCCCTCGACTTTCTTTCCGCATCGCACTTTCCGCTAACAATTTTCCCGCATTCGCCCGCGACACATCATGCTCGATCTGCTGGTCCACCCATTCCTGCAAATCAGACTTCAAAAAAGATAGTTTGCCGTTGATCTTGGTAGACGGTATTTCTCCAGCGGCGGACAATTTGTAAAGTTTGCTTATCGTCGTTTTATATCCACGCCCATCAAGAAATGCGAGAGCCTGGTCCTTTGTCAAGTGCTCGTTCGTGTGATAAGTTTGGGCGGCTATCAAGCGTTTGAAACAATCCTCCGTAGCCTCGAATACCCACTTGCGAATTTCATTCTTTGTAATTGCTCCCATACCTATATTAGAATAAAGGCAGTTCTTGCTGCCATCCGTCAATATGTTCCCGTAAAATCTTTTTGAAGGTTCGCCATAAATGCGGCAATGACCTATGTTTTTTGAAGTGATATTTGAAGTTGTGGTCGTATTTGGCCCCGAGTTTCCGATCCGTGTCCACAATAAGCTGCATCAACCGCTCCCTCGAATAGCTTATATGGACCTCGGAATCGTCCCGCTGGCCGCCCCTGCGTTTTTCTTTCTGCTCACCCATTGTTTTCCCGAATTAATCATTACCTTTACGTTGTCGGCGTTAGGGGTGATCTTTCGGGATTGCCTCTTTTTTATTTCCGCAAAATCAGTTCTTCATTTTCCGGCAATTCATATCTTTTGCCATTCAAAATTTCGGTACATCTTTGGTTTCCCGCCTCAACGTCCGTATCGCCCGGTCTATGGCATCTCCGATAATCGTGGGGTTCGGCTGTTTTCCCCGGCCGCCCCGCCGCCATTTCTGAAAATGATGCAGGATGCGGACAGCCTGAACCTCGTCCGGCTTGTCGTCCTGAAAACTGCACATTTCCCCGCAATGCTGTATATTCCGGGTAATGATACATTGCCCGTAGCCGTCTATGCCTTCATTCTTCAGAAAAGCACACTCGCCGCACTTACAGTACTTTTTCATCTTTCTCTAATTCCGCAATCAGGGCGTCGGCCATGCTGCATGAAGCTTTAGCTACTATGATCTCTGATCCAATAATGTTAAGGCCATTGTGAGACGCTAATCCTCCAGCTATATGCCCGGCATACACCCGCCGCCAGTACTCGCGGTCAGTATTTAAGTTTTGCTTAATAGCTGAATCGATCATTTCGCGCTTATCCTCGATATGATTTCCATACTCCTCACGTTCCAGCTTCTCCAGATAGTCGTCGTCGCGCATCATAAGGTCGGAAGCGTCTTTGAAATCTTCAATGATTTTACCTCGTTCTGTATGTGAGGCGCTTTGCTCCCAATCGCCCATATCAATTAAGGCCAATATGGGCTTCCTACCGCACCCTTTGCAGTCAAATGCGATAATTCGCGCATTCCTCCCATCCCTCGTACACACCGCCGCACCTCGCTTGGCGGCCTCCAAATCGAAATTCTTCATGGTTTATTCAGTTTTAAGTTTCTCATAGCGATTTCCACATCCACACAGAAGCCGGTTCATCATAATCGGCATAATCTTTATATCCACGGCGTTTATACCAATCGTGCATCCATGCAGACTTATCGGCCCATAAAGCGCATGAATCACAGCCTAACCCACGAGCAATATTCTCCAACGTGGTCAATAGTTCATTTCCATAGCCTTTTCGTCGTTCACTCGGGTCTACCTCCACGTTTTTGAACGCGACGACGGATTGTCCTCTATGTCGGTATATGACCGCTTTACAGCAACCGTGCAGGGCTACGTGCAATTCCAAGTCAAGCATGTTTTTCATCCTTTGCAATTTTCACATTCTCGTCCGACCCGATGATCCCCCGGCGGCGCAGGCGCTTGATGAAGTTCTTCATGTTCAACGCCTGTTCGTAGTAGCAGTCCTTTTCGACCTTCACGTCCGATTTGACATGGTGAATAACCGTATCCGTATCAGGATCGTATTGGCGTGTTATCTCGGTTCGCATTTCGGCTTTCGAAGCCTCCCGCGTAGTCGCATTGAACTTGTAAAGAGTGTGGCCGGGGACCTTCGTCAGCCGACCGATCAGTTTATATTCGTTCTGTTTCTTCTCGACGGCTTCGATCTGCGCCTTGCAAATCTTCTCGTTCGTGAGGCCGCCATGTGGGGTTAGAATATCCATAGCTCTATTCGTGAATCTCGCGCCAGCCGATGACTTGCTCATCCGATATTTCCCATTCTTCGGAATCGGCGTACCACCACCCCTCGTCACCCCGGTCTGCTAACGCATAACCTCTTCCGAAGTTGAGTTTTACTAACACAACCTTTTCAATAGGCGGCAACTCCTCTTTCGGGTCATGCCAACGGGTCAACTCCTCACGCTCGGATTTTGCCCCAGCAAGATATGCCTGTATCAAATCCTCGCAGTAAATATCCTGTTCGTCGCTTGTGTCCATGTACAGCGACATTCCATTCCGGGCATACTCCCGGGCTTTCTCAAGCGTTCCCATGTTTCAAGTTCTTTAAAGTCTTTCAAACTGTTTAAAGTTTTTTCGCATACTTGGCAAGAAAACGGCCGGCTCGATGGTAGCCTGTATCAACTTTGAGCGTCGCATCGCAACCCACGCGGCCATATCCCCAAACAGTTCCGTGGGTCCATCCCGATTTTGATTCCACAAGGCTACCAATCGGAAAATCTTTTTTGACCTGCTCCAAATTTTCAGCATACACCTGATCCTCGTATATTTCGACGATCTTTTTGGCGGCGCAATATTGCTCTTTCGTTATCATATTTATTTCAGTTTTGCGAGATTTTGCGAGAATCTCGCTATTTCACCAAATCCACTTTTTATCGCCGAAACACTTTCGAATAACGTTATCTCTGTCATCATCGGACGACATCCTCCATTTCCATCTGTCAACAATGATATTCCCGACATATTCTCCCGTATTCTTATAAACCGACACAACTATATCGTTGCTGCCAGCTAAAGGTTCTGTAATATAGTAAGCCATCTCATTGCTATTTTACAAGTTCGAATTCGTACACCACGACCCACGGATTCGATGCCCACGTTCCGCGACCGGAAACCTTGTCGATCAGCGCGGCGAAAGCCTCACGATGATTGTCAAAATAAAACCCTTCTTCCCGGTGCACATCCTCGAAATAAAACTTGTTGATTTTGGGAATATACCTGACGCCCTCCTTCAGGCAATCGGCATCCTGAATATCCTGCAACCGCTCGCACTTGATTCCGGTGATGCGGATTCGGTGAGGCATCAAATCTGCTCTGACAAACATTTTATTGTCCCATCCAGCACCTTCTGGAATTGGCCTCGTATTGTCTAAAATATTGTAGAATGAACTGTAATTTTGCGCCACGGAAACGATCTCGCCGACCTTGTAGCGGGTATACTTCGAGAGCCTGACATCAATAAAATCCCCGTATTCGTTTTCATAAACCAAGGTGTTGCCCCTCGTGTCCCACGTAAGGCCGAAAAATTCATCAGGAATCAGCCGCCTCGTCATAGTCTTTCGGCCCTCGATCACCGCCTGCGTCAAGCCGTAGCGGTCGTTAAACATGATTTTCTGCATAGCTATTTCTCTTTGAAATGTTCAATAATCTCCTCGGCCGTAGCCTTGCGGCAAACAAGAGAATAATCAAGGTTTGTATTTCGATTTTTGTGCAAACAATACGAACTTCCGGCTAACTCGGTAACAAAATACTGTTCGTTGTCGTTCTCATCGTTCATCGCCGCCAGCGCCTTGAACAGCTCGATGTTTTCGCCACAGTCAATAAATGCTGGTGATTTGGGTGTCTTAGCCCAAATACCAACATAACCATCCAAATCAGGATCGTAAGGTTCCGTAACTATTACCCAGTCTTTATGATAATCGCTTGATGTGACGGCAGGAGACGCATACCGGCCTATACTCGACAGCCACACAGCCAGTTCTTTCCGCTTCTCCGCATCCTCGACGCGGACAAAGCACGGGGTGGTGAATTTCATCCTATTCTTGTCGTTTTAGATTGTTTGTCCTGTTGATCTCCGCGGCAATAGCCTCGACGGTCTTGCCCCGGCCTCGGCCATTGCGGCGCACTCGCTCTATCTTCTGAAACCGACGAATAACTCCAGTAGGTTGAAGGTATTCGTCAAGACCCGAATAGGCGACAACCTCATTGAGCCATTCTCTAACGTCGAACCCATTCGGCGGTCCTTGCCAAATACCATCAATCAAAAAGTTTTTCATTCCTCGGTCATGTTTTGGACAAAAAGTAGTTTTGTCGCACATTTGTCGGGGTCTAATGCGCAGGCCCCCGTTTCATAGCATGCACATTCGCTGCAATACGCTTTAATCGCTTTCTCACGCATTCGCATCTCGGCATCCTGCTCGGCAAGTTCGATAGCGGTAGACACATCCCATCTTGACACGACCAACTCGCGCCCTCCGAATCTTTCAGCATACTCTTGTGCCGTACACGTGGCATGTGTAATGTATTCCTTTGCATTTTCGCTTTTCATGGCTCAATCGTTTTCATCGTTATCGTCATCGGGATAGCTCACATCCTCATAGTTCACGCAGAAGTCGAAGCCCGGATCTTCGTCGAATACTCCTTTGGCTCGGCATTCTTCGTACTTTCGGCAGCTGGCGCAATAACATTCGTTTATTTGCCTGTTGATTTTCATTTTCTCTTTCCTTTTAGCTCCGCAACGCGACGGAGGATGTAATTTCTCATCGCTTCATTAGCAAATTTTAATGCTACGAAATAGCCCTTACACTCGGCAAGCATTAAAACCGGGAACTCTTTGCGGGCCTCCCGCCGCAGTCGTTTCAGTAGGCGTGTTTTCATCGTTTAATCAACTTTGCATGTAAATCATTAATCTCATACTCCCGGTAGCATTTATCGCAGATGATTGGCCCATCCTCATAAACCGGGCATTCCAAATCTTCCCAAACGTCAGTATAATTAATGCCCCTCGCCTGAATCGCATTTCCGCAAATGCACCTGAACTCACAGACGACTTTATACTTAATATCTTCCACATGAATGTGGACATCCAACCGGCCATCATTGGCATCCTTTTCCCGTTGTGTACGTTCGCGCTCGATCTTCTGCAAAAGCGCGATTTGTTCGGGATTGCCGATTTCAGGTTTTACCTCTATATCCCCGCGCATAAATTTGCCATTCACGAGGCGCAACGGCCGCTCAATGCTTGTTACCTGATCTTTCATAATTTTCGTACTTATTTATCGTTTCAAAAATATGCAATGCCACCTGCGGTACTATGGCGTTGCCGCATGCTTTGATGGATTCTCTGCACCACGCAGGAAAGGAGAGATCAGCCAGCTCGCCGGGAAACCCATCATTTCGATCACATACCGGGGATTCAGTCGGGAAGTCGTCCCAGCCTGGTATTCGTCGCTTTGCATTGCCATTCTGGGCAATCCGCTCTTGCGTTTGACTTGGCTGGCCGGGAGACTGGAATTCGTGACATCGTTGACCGTAGGTGTCGGCAACAGGCCCATCTTGGCCGAAAGGGCCAATGTCGGACGTTCCGCAGCTCCAGGAGACAGACTCCGGTTGATACGCCCCGACCCGGCGTCTATCGCAGTCGGCGTCGGCAGCAACTCCAACGGCATGAAAACCGTCTTGCCCTTCTCGCATTGTTTCAACCCCTGCGTCTGTACGGTGGGCAACAAACCAGCATCTGTCCCGTCGGTGGGGAGCGCCGACACCGCAAGCCGGTATAATGTACGGCTGCACTTCGTATCCTGCCGCTTCCAGGTCAGAACACACCGTGTCGAGGACCATTCCTTCCGACCAGTTAACAATTCCGTAAACGTTTTCGCCAACGACCCAGTGGGGTCGAACAGTCCGAATAACCCGCAGCATTTCCGGCCAGAGGTAGCGGTCGTCCTCCGTGCCCTTGCGCTTGCCTGCGAGACTGAACGGCTGGCAGGGGAAACCGCCTGTGAGCACGTCGATGCGGTCTCGCCAAACGGCAAAGTCTGCTGTTCGTATGTCTCCGTATTGTTCTGCATCGGGAAAATGGTATTTGAGGATTTTTCGACAAAAAGGGTCTATCTCGCAGTTGAAGGCGTTCGTCCATCCCGCCCACTCGGCAGCCAGATCAAAACCGCCGATGCCGCTGAAAAGGGAGGCGTGGGTCATGGTCAGAATAATTTTTGCTGTATCCTCGACAACACGAACTTTTCGGCATCGCGGCAGAAAGTCTTCTTGATCTCGAAACCATAGGCGCGCCGACCGCATTGGGCCGCAGCCAGCAAGGTAGTTCCGCTTCCGGCACAGGGATCGATAACCACGTCGCCCTTGTCGGTAAAAATCTCGATCAATCGTTCCAAAAGTGGCACGGGTTTCTGCGTCGGGTGGATTTTCGGGGTGTCCGTATCGCGTACCCAGTCGAAGCAGTTGAAGATCATCCGGCCCTCGTTGTTGAATTTCGGCAAGCGATCCCGGTAAAGAATCAGACCGTATTCGCAGTTGCCCACGATTTTCATATTGGCCTTGAGAACTTGAGCCGAGAAGGATTTGCGGAATACGAGCGGAATATACTTTTTCAGACCGTAACGCCCAGCCAGCTCAATGTAGTAGTGTATCTGCTCGAACGGGCAAAATAGGATCATGCAAGCCGCCCCACACGTCCGTTTACCCTTTCCTTCCGTCGGTTGCGGGTCTTTTACGGGCCTGTCCTTTCGGAGCATCTGCGAGCAGAAGTGCATGAACTCTGCCGGACGGAAGTTCTTGTCTGTGTCGAAAAACTGCTTTCCGGCAAGATCGCTTTCTCCCTTCGAGTTATCTCCGTCCACGTACCATGCTGGATTGCTGGCATAGGCATTCGCTCCCAGGTTATACGGCACGTCGGCGATGATAAGCTGCGCCTTTGGAATGCTGTACGACTTGAAATTCTGGAAATGATCGTTATACAGTTCGATGACTTTCATAGCGTCATTTGTTAATACTCCACGGCCGCCCGGCGGTCGATGAAGAAGTGGATACCCGGAGCGCATTCGTTCCAGCGGTCACCGTCAAAGTCGGAGACCGCGACGGTAGCGCCGACCGTATACACGAAGTTCGCATCATGGTCCGAATGAATTGTCTCGATGTCGGCTTTGGTTCCATCAGCATTCTGAATCTCCACCACATAGGCTTTGTCGCAGCGACATTTTTCGCCTCCGGCAGAGCTGCGGCGGGCATCCTCCGGGATTTGCAGCTTCACGACATAGTCCGAAGCCTTCTTCCAGCCGATAAAGCTGCCGTCGGTCGGACAAGCCATGTATGTACCTTTGGCGCCGCGCAGGTCGGCGTCGCACAGGTTGGCGTCGCGCAGGTCGGCGCCGCACAGGTTGGCGTCGCGCAGGTTGGCGCCGCGCAGGTTGGCGCCGCGCAGGTTGG